GTTGTCGTGGTGTCTCTTCATAATTGCCCTGTTTTGAGACTATGTTCTACGTGGTATTACGCTTCGTCGTAGAACGGTATCACCCTCATCGTGCCAGCGATCTTGATCTTGATATAGCCTGTAGGTGTGGCCGGCAGTGCACTGGCACCTCCCGCTGATCCCACAGTCGATTGTGTCGCCGTGTTGAGATCAATGACTCCAGTACCCTGTGTGCTGATGGAGATGTCCCCATCTGACGTGTCGTTCTGTATGGTGTCTGCTCTCAGTGTGGTTATCTCCGCCAGCGTGAAGTTGGCTTCTGTCGCTGTCAACTTGACACCAGTACCACCTATGGCCACGTCCTGTCCTGCAGGTGCTGTGATATTCACTCCTCCTGATGTTGAACTGATGGTGTTGGCGTCCATCCTCAGGTTGTCCACGTTCAACTGTCCGGTCACTGTGGCAGTGCCTGTGACGTTGGTTGGTCCCGTGAGGTTGATTGCGCCCGTTCCAGAAGGATCCAGGTCTATGTTTCCGTTGGTGTCCGTTGAGATCTTACCGTCTGCATTGATGTTCAAGTCACCCACGTTGAACGTTCCTGTGGTCAGTGAACCTGATATCGTTTGATTGCCTGTGGTTGTGATGTCCGCCGTGCTCAACGTGCCTGAAACCGAAGCAGAGCCTGATATGTTGGTTGTCGCCCCCAGCTCTATCGTTCCCGTTCCTTGTGGGTTGATGGTGATGTTGGCGTTTGATCCATTCGATGTTATGTCATTGGTCGTCAATGAAGTGGTTGTGGTGACACCTGTTATCGTTGGTGATGATATGGTGGGACTGGTCAAAACTTTGTTCGTCAGTGTTTGTGAGTCAGTCAATGTTACCACTGTGCCAGTGTCCACTGATATGGTCACGGTGTTGTTGGTTCCCGCGGTCGTTATACCATTACCACCTGAGAATTGTAGTGCCTCTGAGTCTAAATCTATGGAAAGAGAAGTTGAATCGTCACAGGCAAAATCTAGGTCCTGCGCTGTGACCTGTGAGTCCACGTAGGCCTTGATCGACTGCTGTGTTGCCAGTGCTGTGGCAGAATCTGATCCCATGGCGTCCTCATCCAGTATCGCCGTCACTGTGGCTCCAGATGCCAAAGCCAGTGAAGTGCTCAGTGTTGCCGCACCACTTATGGTGGCCGCGCCTGACACGTTCAGTGTGCCCGTGGTCTGCACATTCTCCGCTAGGGTGATCTGTGATGAATCGTCTGAACTCATCGTGGTCCCAACGAATTTCATCGCTCCCAGTTTGATGCTCCCCGTTCCGTTTGGTGTGATCGTAACGTCACCGTTGGTCACGCCCGTGGTTATGGAGTAGTTGTTGACGTCTAGGTTGGCATCCAACGTGTTGATGTCGTTGTCCGCGCCGTATAATTCTATGAAGTTGTCGTTTATCTTGTCAAACGCTGTCCTTAATGGATCGCCCGTGCCGTCATTGGCGCTGGATCCTATGTTGATGTTCTGTCTAGCCATGTGTTATTTGTTCCTTCTGTTTTGGATATTTATCGTAGATTCTATAAACCTAATGTAATTATTATAGGTCTATCAGCACACGCTGTATCTTGAACACTGTGCTGTCGTTGGTTATGTTGGTGGCCTTCAGTCTCACGGTCTCGTTCAGCACGTCCACAGTGTAGGTGGCCAGTGGATCCGTGTGGTTTGTTGTGTTGCCAAATGTGCTGATGTAGGCCTCTGTGGTGCTGTCCGCACTGGGTCCGTGTACCACGTTGGCTTCCACTATCTCGAACCTGCTGTTGGTGGTGTCTGACACCGAGATGTAGTACTTGGCGCTCCTGTATGCCGTGGCGTCCCAGGTGTCGATCACTGACGTTGCGGATGATGCCACTGTGGCGGTGCTGTCTCCGATCTCGGAGTGGTTCAGTGTTGTGGGTGCCGACAGGTTGGCGAAGCTCAGTTGTCCCGCGCCGTTGGTCTGTAGGAATTCTCCCGATGATCCGTCCACCAGTGGGAAGGTGAAACCATTTATAGTGATGGTGCCCGATCCACTGCCCGCGAGTTCCAGGTCATCGTTGGACCTGCTGGCGGATATGGTGTTGTCCGTGATGGTGACCCCGTCTATGGTCACTGACGTGTTGGCTGTCAGTGTCGTGAACGTGCCCGCGGCCGGTGTCGTGCCTCCGATCACGGTGTTGTCTATGGTACCACCATTGATGTCTAGGTCGGATGATATCACCACACTGCCTGTGCCCGCTGGTGTCAGCACCAGGTCGGAGTTGCTCTGTGTGGTTGTGATCTCGTTGTCTGTGATGTTGATGTTGTCGTCCACGGTCAGGGACGCTATCACCACGGCTCCAGTCCCGCCCGGCTCCAGCCTGATGTCGGCGTTGGAACTTGACGAGATGATGTTGTCGTTGAATGTGAGATTGTCTATGGTCGTGGTGCCCGCCAACGTGGTGTTGCCAGTCACGTCGAGTGTGCTCAATGTGGTCGCCCCCGTAACGTCCAGCGTGGACTGTAATGTGGTGGCTCCCGTGATCGTGGCGGTGCCGGAGATGGTGGCCGTGCCGTCCACTGTGAGATTGTCATTTATGTTTATTGCCGTGGAATCATCGGAGCTCAGCGATGTTCCTGAAATGCTGAGGGATCCGAACACCACCGAGCCCGTGCCTGCGGGCAGTAGTCTGATGTCCTCATTGGATCTTGTTCCCTCGATGTTGTTGCCGTTGAACCTTATGGCCGGCATGGATATCGCACCCGTGCCTGCGGGCTTGAACACTATGTCGTCGTTGCTCCTGACAGCCCTGATCTCGTTGCCGGAGAACTCTAGGTCCCCGCCAGACAGTGGCGATAGGTACAGTTCCGTGAACATGTCGTTGACCTTCTGCATGGCCACACGTAATGTGTCACCTGTGCCGTCATTTGCGTTTGTTCCCACGTTCAGTGTCTGCTGTGCCATCTTTAAACCTTTATCACCCTCTTGACCAGTTTTACCACCTGGTTGTTAGTGTTATTTACTCTTCCCAGCAACCTTACGTTGCCGCCCGAAATGTCCACGGACAGTTCCAGGGACTCGTATGCGGTCGATCCGTCACCCGTGCCGTTGCCCGACCTGCCAAAAGTGCTGATGTAGGCCGTGGATCCATTGTGCGTGACGTTGGCGTCCACCAGGCTGTACCTGTCTGCGGTGGCGTCGGAAATCTGTATGTGGTACTTGACGCTCCTGTAGGTTGATGCGGACCAGGAGTCTATGACCTGCGCGGCCGAACTGCTCCCCAGCACCGTGGCCGTGGCGTCCTGCACGTCCGTGTTGGAGACCACGAATGGTGGTGTGTTGTTCCATGTCAATGTCTTGGAGCCATCGGTCTTGAGCAGTTGTCCACCGAACCCGTCCGTGTTGGGCAGTCGGAAACCATTGATGACCACGTTGCCAGATCCGCTGGCGTACAGTGACAGGTCCTCGTTCGATCTCGTCGTGGTGATCTTGTTGTCCGTGATCGTTATTCCCGCCGTCGACAGCGTGGCCGTGTTAGCGGTGTGGAATCCCAGTGATGAGAACGTGCCTGTCGCTGGACCGTTGCCACCTATGACTGTGTTGTCCACTGTGCCCTGGTTTAGATCTATCTTGTCTATCCTGACCACACCCGAACCATTGGCCGACAGCACAAGGTCTGAGTCCGAATTAGTGACCCGGATCACGTTGTCCGTCAGATTTATGTTGGAATCTATGGTGAGGTTTGACACGTTGACCACTCCGGTTCCCCCGGGTGTCAATCTCAGGTCCGCGTTGGAACTGGTGGTAATGATGTTGTCATTGAACGTTAGATTGTCTATGGTGGTCGTGCCCACGAAAGACGAGGCCCCGGAAACCGTCAGTGATGACAGTGATGTGTTGCCGGTCACGTCCATGGTGGACTGTGATGTGGTGGCCCCAGAAACAGTGGCAGTGCCGGAGACCGATGCCGTGCCGTCCACGGTCAAGTTCTCGTTGATGTTGATGTTGCTGGAGTCCTCCGACCGTATGCTCGTGCCCGAGAATGACAGTGATTCTATCACCACTGATCCCGTGCCGTTGGGACTGATCACTAGGTCGTCGTTGCTCCTGTTGGCCCGGATGTTGTTGTCATCTATGGTGACGCCCGGGAACACGATTGCCCCGGTGCCCGCGGGTGTCAAAACCAGATCCGCGTTGCTCTGCGTGGTGCTGATGTTGTTGCCCAACAGACCTATCTGTGACTGTCCAAAAGTGGTGGCGTACAACTCCGTGAAGTTGTTGTTGATCTTGATGCCCGCGCCACGTATGGTATCGCCCGTACCATCATCAGCCTGTACTCCGATGTTGATTACTTCCTGAGTCATGTTAGATACTCGCTAGTGTGATCTTTTTCCATATCACTGTTGAACCATCATAGTTCGCAGTGCATACATATAAATTTGTTGCGTCCCAACTGATTGAACCTGCCACGTCACCCGTGTTCCCTACAGCAGTCGCAGTTTTCGTGGTCTTGATCACAAGTCTGTCTGCTTCTATCTGTACCTGTCCTGTTCCGTTTGGATCCAGTATGATATTTCCGTTAGTGTCAGCACTCAATAAAGTGTTGCCTGACATCTGTAGATCGCCAGCCAACTCCGCGAAATTGGCGTTGACCTTGGTCATAGCGGTACGTAAGGTATCACCCGTTGCTGGATTTCCTGCCGTTCCTGTGTCTATTGTTAATCTCGCCATAATGTGTTATTCGTATTTATTAAATACTAATATGTTCATAGAAACCCTAAAGACCATGAAGTTGTACAAGAGGGAGAGCAAACTGGGTACCATGCACAACTATCGCAGGAAGAACCTGATCTACGTGTTCCGGTGCGATGCCTGTTCAGACACATTCATGAGGCCCAAGTCAAAAGTGGATCCAGCCCGTGCTTCAAACGATTACAAACACGTGTGCAACAAGTGTGATTCCAAGAAATTCGCCCAATCTGTGGGGGTCAAGATGCGTAGGGTGTATCAGTTGGACGCCAGCAGTACCAGGACTTTATAACTTACGCCACTTTATGTCGTCACGCGAACCTGTGATCCATCTCTGTAGATCAGCGTATATGCCACACTTTATGTTCGGTTGATCGAAGTACCATCTCAGGAACGGATTGCCTTCTAGATATTCTTTCCTGTTGATGAAGTGGAAGTTGGTCTTAGGGAATCTGCGGAACGTCTGCCTCAGTTGGTACATCCATTCGTATTTGAGATAGGCCTTCATGCTCTCGCGTCCTGGATAGTTTATTGAATCCTTGTAGATGTTGTTCTGTATCCGGCTGGGCGTGTCCATCTCCCACTGTTGGGCACCCATTATGTCGAACGCCAGTATAACCACGTTCCTTATGCCCGACTCCGCCGCCATCAGAACCGCACTGCATCCTGATCCCTTGGCCAAGGAGAAGTCTTTGGTCTTGATACGGCCACCCTTCTTGACGTTCCCACCTCGCCATACCCTGTATATCTTCAGCCCTTCGGGAACATCTGTTTCCTTGTCACCGTCACAGATGTAGTTCCAACTGCTGATGTTGTTGATGTTGTGTATTTTTGGTGATTCTTTACCGTCGTTGTGCCACCGTGCGAGTTCCTCGTACATCTCAGGACTCACAGCCACTATGTGATCACACAGTTTGGGATGATCCCTGTAGATGGCGTTGCAACCATATATGATCCCGTGTCCTTTTAAGTTTTGTATAGGGAATATGTTTCTGGATTCACCGTTGCCTATTACGAATGCGGTGTCCATCAGATGCCAAATGACTCTCCACAACCGCATGCGGAAGTTGAATTGGGGTTGGATATCTCGAACTGTGATCCAAAGGTCTCCTCGATCCAGTCCACCTTGGTGCCGGCCACGTACAGCATTGATGTTTCATCCACAACGAAACGACCCGTGTCCCAGTCCTCCACGTGATCACCCTCACTGATGTCTTCCTGTTTGTCCACGAAGGCCCACTCATACTTGAAACCCGCACAGCCTCCTCCCAACACCTGCAGGCTCACCGCCCACTTGTCTGGGTTCTTGGCCAGCAGTCTTTCCATCTGTTGCTTGGCCGCGTCCGTGATCTCGAATAAACTCATGCTAGTAATTATCCATCCCTGTCGCCCATGTTTTTGATTCCCACGGCCAACCAGAATCTAGTGGCGTCTCGTTTACGTTGGAAACTCATGTAGGCGTTCTGATGTTCCCAGTGGTTCTTGGGATCCTCTATCTCGCCCACAGGCTCGAACCACCAACCCCATTTGCCTTCGCAGTTGAGTTGGCACCACTCTATGCAGTCTCCCATTATGCCATTCGAGTTCATGTCTATGTTGAAGCGGAACTTCTTCATGTACCCGCAATCTTCCGGAACCTCGTCCAGGCCTGGTTTGGCCCTCTTCACTTTCACTTTTCCGTAACTCTGTTTCATCATCGCCAGTGTGTTATGACCCATTCGTCCGCGCACTCCATGGGGTTTGGTGAGCCGTGGAACACTGCCACCCGGTTGCCCGGTGCCACCCTGCAGGGCTCACGGAAATATTTACGTCCGTCCTTGGTCAGCAGTTTTGTGTCCTTGAAACCTATCATCTCCCATTTGTAACTTCTTATCCACTCGTCCGGGAACCATGTGATGTCTGCCGCGGCCCTTTTTGTGATCCAGTCCTGGTCACCGTGGTTCTGTTGCATGATCTGTGCGGATCGATCCTTGAATTCGTTCCATAGGTAGTCCATGGTTCCTGCTTGCCATCGCATACAACTGGAGTTGCTCAGTTTCCAGTCTTTGACCCTGCACCGGTTGAAATCTCGTATAATATTGAACTTGCCAGTGTGCGTGAACAACGGATCTATATTGTCAAATATAACGACATCCAGGTCAAAGAACAGTATGTTGTCCTTTACGGGCATCTCGGGTGAGAACATCCACAGTTTGCTCCACCATGACTTGATCCAAGGATCATTGGGCAGTCTAACCACGTTGATGTCTGGATCCAACCCTGTGGGATCGTCGGTGAGGCAGTGGAACTGATATGGCACAGTGGTGTGCCTCTTGACCATGCTGTTCAACACATTGGCATATTTTGAAACGTACTTGTTGCCCCATTTAACACACACCACGTGATTAGTCATTTACAAGATTCCTGTATTTCATTTGCTTGTACTTCCTCACCGGCATCACCGCATTACAATGACACCATCGAAGGGGGCACGTCAAAGGTTCTGACGGCCAATCGATTTTACTGCCTAACTTGCCTATTTCATTGCCAGCGAGGCAATCACCACGAAAAACTGTGCCATTGTGTTGCACATAAAGTGAATCTATACCCACATAGCAGTCCCAGCCTTTCCATGAATTTAAATTTTTTGCTTGTAACTCATCCGTGTTCTTTTCTATAAAATGGTCATCCATGTGTATTCTAATATTTTTCCATTGTTTTGCGTCTTGGTTCTGTTCGAAGAAATCAAGCTCATTTTCTGAGTAATATTTACTCTGTCTTTTTTCGAGTTCGTTTTGGTTTTGTTCTTGGAATACGCGTTTATTCTCATCAAAATTTTTTTCTTTTTCCAAAATTTTAGCATGATCCTTTTTATCAATTTTTATAGGTTCGGCAGGAAGTGGTATAATTTTCCTAAGAACATATTTTACAGAATTCTCTTTGAATCTCTCCATGACATCTTTGATAAAATCAAATTTGCCAGGCAAACACATCAAATTCACGTTGAGAAACAGGCCGTCGATCTTGTTCAACTCGATCACCTTGTCGACTGTATCTTGTATGACCTTTTCGTTTTGCTCTAAATGAAGACTTATGGTAAGGTTTGTCACATAACGAGCACTTTCCTGATACACACCAAGTGGTAATGATCCGTTGGTGCAGACAACAAGTTGTGTCAATGTATCTTTGCTTTTGATGTATTTTAAGATGTCCATGAATTCAGGATGGACGAAAGGTTCGCCACCTGTTATATTGATTTTAAATTTTTTATTTTTCAGCAGGACGTGTTCCTCCAGTTGATCTAGGAAGTTAAAAAAATTTTCTTTTGGTATGTGAGGACTGTAGTTGTCATGCCATGGTTCACCACAATAGGAACAGTCGTAGTTGCACCTTTTACCTAGCATCCACGATATAGATATTATCTTTGGATCTTTACGGACCGCATGCTCTGGACTTTCGAGGGAACTTATGGCAACGTGTTTTTCCATTGCCTTCTCCACAGTCAGTATGTCGTTATCTTTTTTGGTATCCACGTTGAAGTCCTTGCATTTGTATTTCTCTCCAATCCTCACTGTCCAAAGAATATGGATATTCGCAGTCTATGTTAGTAGATGATTGTATCTCAATTTTGGTAATATTTAAGTTGTCAATCATTGTAGCGTATATTTTTTCAAAAGAAAAGTCCTCACCAAAAGATTTTTCTAAATCCACCTGTCCCAATTTTACATACCCCAGAGCTAGTCTTGGATCATCCCACTCATAACCGTTTGATTTCAACCATGTCCTGTATTGGGCCATTTCCTCTTTTTTCCAGTCAAAAGTGTCTTCGTCGATGGTGCGCCCCCATTCGATGTCAAATTCTCCAGAGTAGTATTTCTGATGGTTTATTTCTGAGCAGGTTGTTTCGTCAATCTTGGCCCCACCCTCATCTCTGAAAACTTCATACAACGTTTTACCGATCTGGCTCCAGTGTAGGTAGACACCTCCCAACTCTCTTCTGTACCTATTAGATTTAAAAAGTTCAAAGTCCTCGTCATGTAGATCATATCTTGGTGCGTTTAGAAAAGTGGTTATCTGTGTTGGCCTGATCCATTCGGGTCTGATAATTTTTTTCCTGTATGATAGAACCCAACTTTCTATCTCATGGCACAGGTTGTTCAGTTGCCTTATTGCATATTTGGTTTCTGGATCTGCTTGTTTGTAAAAATCCGATAACTTCCAAGCCGTGCCTTGAAGTTCTTCAAAGTATCTATGAAGAAGATTACAAGACTCATGTTTGAGACGTAGTCCTGGTTTACTGTCATCGATACCGGTTGGTAGGCTATTAGAATATTGAAAATCGTCTGTTACGAAAGGATGTATGTCTCTATATGGAGGATCAAATTTGAATGTATTGATCTGCCGTACACTTTGGTTGAGTTCATTGACTAGATATTTTAAATCTCTTTTAGAATCAGCGAATCCTAAAAAGCAGAAGTTCTTCTCTAATACTCTTTTCTGTTTTAAATTGTCTTCGAGCGCCTTCAACCATCTACGACCCAGCGGTGTGTCATGGACATTTATAGTGTAGGAAAGATTGTCCAGACCTACTATTACCTTCTCTTTTAAAAAATCAGTCTTATCGCTTGTAGATGGCACTGTTTGCTCCGTGTTCCATGCATTCCACACTTTCCACAAAACACCTACCGTTGGTCTTCTCACGGATCAGTTGATCAGCAAAGTCAAAGGCGTGCTTGGCGAACATCTCAGCACCAACACCGTCGAACACCACTATTTCTGCGAGATCATATTTCTCTAGTTCCTTGAGTTTGTCCAGGTGTGGGTCATTCCGGTCCACCGCGGTCTTGTGATCGAAGTGGTCCTCCAACCATTTCTTCAGTGGTTTGAGTCCTCCGAAGTCCACCGCCCAGTTCTTGTCGTCCAGCTCGTTGCATCCAAAAGTGAATCTGAACGCCAGGCTGTAGCCGTGCAGTAGGTGGCAGTGTGAGTGGTCCGCGTTGGGCTGTCTGAAAACGCAGGCCAGTCCTGTGTTGTGTCCGTATGTCTTTGTCGAGTAGTAAGTCATCTTTTCTCCTTGTTTCGATGACTTGCAGAGTGTTTATAGAGGGATGAAAGTCTTTGAGTCCTCTCGATCATCAGTTCAACTTCTTGTTCATCTT